AGAGGTTTTAAAAATGCCATCTCCATTTTCAGCAGCAATACCTGCAATTGCTAGTATCTATGGCGCTAGTCAGGCGGGTAAATCTGGTAGCAGAACAAGAGAGGCCGCCGAAGCAGAAGCAAGAAAGCTAGGATTGGTTGGCGACGAGGCCCGTGCATTTAGTGAGAAGCGATACCAAGAAGGCATGGAAATGCTTCAACCATATATGGAAGGTGCCGAAACTGGCTATGGTCAATTGCTTGCTGAAATGGGATTGGGGCCCGGTGAATCTCAATATATGGAAAGTCCGTTTTTCCAATCGTTAGAAGGCGGCCCAGAAATAGATGAATTACTTTATCAGCCAGATCAAGATGTAATGGCTTTAATGGAGCAGTCTGGATTAGATGTTGCTCAGCAAGGATTAGCCGGAGCTGGTGAATTATACGGCGGCACTCGGTTTAGAGAAATGGCTGATATTGGCGCAAGAAATAAATTGGCAGCTTTACAGTATGAGCAAGGTTTGGGTAGAGAATTAGCGACTGAAAGAAGAGGACTGGAAACTCAGCGAAGGGGCGAGAGAAGTACCGCTTTATCTAATTATATGAATACATTGCAAAATATTGCTAATCCTGAAACTGCTAAATATATGGCTGGAACTGGTATTCAGCAGGGTTTAGCTTTGGGTCAGCAGGATATAGACGTTCAAAAATCTATGGGCGATCTTATATTAAGCGGTCAAATGTCGGCAGAGGCAGGAAAAACAGCAGGCTTAGGCATGGGAATGGATTTTCTAGGTGATTATATGAAAGGTTCTTATGCAAATATACCCTCCACACCCGCGCCAGTAGTAGGGAGCACAATATAATGCCACGATCCTTATATATGGGCCCCACTAGAGAAACCATGTCAGGCTTTCGCGGTGGCATGCAGAGTAGGCAAATAGGAAAGCTAATGCAGGGCGCTCAAATGGGTGACCCTAAAGCGATGGAGGGTCTTTATATGATGGACCCACAAACCGCTATGGCCATTAAACAGCAACGAGATAAACAAGGCGCTTTAGCCTCTCAAAATAATTTATCTATGTTTCACGTGAAACACTACTTACCAATCCAGCCAGTATCACCTGTTCCTGACTCTTTAACAAATAATGTAGTCCCTGCCCCGCCATCGCTATTTAGATAAGCTGTACCGGGATTCGCCGTTACTACACCTTCAGGACTTCCACTACCAGATCGGTATAATCTAATATTTTCATTTTGCTGAAATACAATATCTTCAAAATAAATGGTTGACTTTCCATTTTCATCTGAAATCTTCTCCTCCATGTTAATATCTTCGGGAGATTCAGCCATTTTTACCTTCTAATATTTGCATAATGCCCATAAAACGTCACATCTACTGGATCTGTGATTCTGTATTGTACTATAAAGTCTTTATGTCTTACTAGCTGCCCAAATAATCGCATAGGGACGCGTTTACGATAATTACCTATCTTTCCTAAGCTTATCGAACCCCACGTCACAAACGTGTATCCGCCGTCCTTAGAGTACTCTACAATCATCTTAGGATCTTTACCTTGTCCATCATTTAAGCCAACCCCTACCTCCATATCAACTTCGATAAGCGGAATAGTAACGTTAGTCTCAAAGCTAATTGAAGGCATGCCTACAACGGCTTCCATAATCTCGCCATCTTCATCAAAAGCTGACTCATTAATGGTAAATATTTGATTGCTATCGAAATCGCCAACGATAGAATTACCGTCAAATGACCCGCTCGAATTCGCTCTCCATCTGTCAATATCTTTTGATGCTCGAATATGCGCTTTACGCGTCATAATATCGTAAGACCATGTGATTTTTAGAGACGGAATTGTTAGGTAATAAGTTTTATGAATGGTTCCATCTACCCAAAATCCAAAAGCATTGGATATTGCAGTAGTACCAAGCCTTCTTTTGGTGCCATCACCGACAATCCGTCTTTCTAAGTCAAGATCGGATATTTTTTCCATGCTTGTGCCGGTAACAAGTCGAACGGTGCCATCATCTGCTAGCCATGCAAAAGAATCTTCAATTTCCGCCAATGTGTCGACCGCGGTAATGCCTCTCTGAATTGTGGCTCCCGTTACTAACCTAAGGGGGAAATCAGGATTAACGACATTATTAAATCTTTGATAGTATTCAGTGGTTTTTTCACCTAATACCCATAAAGCCGAGCGTTTAGCAATTAGGGCCACTACATTATCAGGCGATTCTTGAGCAACGCCCAAAGCCGCCGCAGGCCAATCTTGACCATCAGAAAGGGCCGAGCCAAAAAATTCATTGGTGCCATCTCTAGCCGCCCAAAACTGCTCATTAAGAATAGTTATTGAGCTAGTAGGGAAAAAATCAGAATCAGATATTTGAACAAGCCCGTTTAGGTTGTTGAAAGTGAATCCAATGCCCTGCCCATTAATTATTAGAATTTCACTGTCGCCGGGGAATGCGTTAGCCACCAATTTAGCGAAACCTGAACCACCAATAGCACCTAAATCTTCAATAGTTAAACTAGCATCAAATCTGAATAGATTGGCACCCGATACGACATAAACAAACCCACTATTAGCTAATAAATTAGATCTTATCGGACCATTTCCAACAGTTAAAAGCTCGGTAAGTCCCGGCTCCCTTTTTACACATTTAAAACTACCATCTAAATTATGTTCTAAGCGCATATTGATTAATTTAGCGCTAGATTTTTTAGATGCGTAATCTTGAGTGGCAGCAGCTAAAGGTATGCGTTCTAATCCCATCTGAACATCCTTATCTGGAAGTTAGTGGTGGAATTGTCGTAAGAAAGCGCTTGATCAAGTGAAGTAATTGCATTTTCTTTAATTTCATTCACTAATTCAGGGTCAGTTACGCCATACTTTTTCATTAATCGCTTGGCAAGATTCATTATAATGGCTTCCTGAAAGTACATGGGAAAATCTAGGGTTTTTAGGCCGTCAGCTTCTCCGAATACCTCAAGTAAACGCTCATAAGTAAATTTTAAAAATAACTCAGCAGTTTGCGGTGCATTCCAAACAAACATGGTTCCGGTGCTGTCAGATGTATCTTGTCGGGTATAGTAAACGGCGACTGGAAAACCTAGCTGAGTTTTAAAGGGTAATTCGTTGTATTGCTGGCGATTGTAAGAATTAACCGGAATTTCCTGTTCGTTCTGATCAACACGCCTAACATTATTATTCATTATTCTGCTAACAGGCTTGAATACATCTGTTGAGCTGTAAGTAAACACGGCCGCACTTGAAATAACGTCTTGTTCTAATGGATCTGCCAAGGTTACATCTAAACCAGCCGGTGCACCCGAAACAGTGGTCCATTGAATGGATTGATCGGCAAGAATTATACCAATGTTGTCCGTATCATTAACATTATCGACAGAATCTAAAGAAATTACCGTGTCAGTGGCCGATGCAGCCGCCGTAGTGTTCTGTTTAAACGAGCGATTAGCTAACTTTTCAGTGCCAAAATCATATTCAATCTGGCCTTTTTGAAGAAACAGAGTTCCATCGGTATAAGTCCATAAATGAATACCTTGGGCTTGCCACTCCTGAATCATCCGGTTAAGTGTGCGCCTGCCATTCCTCAGCATATCGCCCTCTAGCGATTCACCCTGAGAAGCTATTTGAAGTTCTTGAAAAGCTTCTTCAAGTATTTCATTAAGCGTGTATCTTAACTCTGTTTGGCCGCTGGTAGTCATATAATCTCAACAATAGGCGTATCGCTTACCACGGGTATTTGTGGACGCGCATCTCTTACAATAGTTTGTGGCTGTATTCTAGGTGCAAAATCTTGAGGCTGTCTCGGGTGGTTGGCCAGAGGTATAACTAAAAAATTATCCCATCTAATTTCCAAATCAACTCTTTTATATTTCGCACCCGATACATCATCGATAGAATTACACGTTCCTGCAACAAAATAATCATCATGCTTAGGAGGTGTGAAAGACATTTACAAATCTCCTTGCTGTACCAACCTTCCTGTAGTTGTGCCGGTAGATGTTATTCGAATAGCTTCCAGTGCTTGATTCTCGATAGGAACCACGCCAGATGCTAAAACAACAGCCGTTAAAGCTAAACCGCTTTTATCATCTAAAGTAGACCATACAGGGGTTTCAGAATTCAGCCGATTAACTGGAGTCAAAGTACCTTCAACTAAAGCAGAACCAGCAGAAATCTGAATTGCATATTCAGGAGAACCAAAACGATTAACAGGAATAACTACGGATGTAGCGGTAGCCTGATTTATTACAACATTAATAGGTGAGCTCATTGATTATCTCCATTAAAAAAAGGGGCCTTTTACGACCCCTATTTTATTTACTAAGCGTCAATTAAGCACCTGAACCAAAGAACCCGCGCCAGTCAGTTACACCCGTTGAGAAGTAGGTTAAACCGATGTGACGGTAGTTTAAGGTATTAGTGTCTGAGTTATCACTTCGGAAAGTGTGACCCATACGCTTAAAGAACTTACCAGCATCAGGCACATCAGTAGTGACGAACCATTTAGTGGTATCAGTGAAGTAATGGTCGATGCTGTAGCCTTCAGGGAATTTACCCATATTGACAATAGCATTAACGGCATTATTCGCTGTACCGGGCTGGAAGTTAGAACCCAACACTCGATGGAAATCGAAAGTTAGTTCTGGTGGTCCACAAACGCCTCGAACTTTAGCATTGATGCGCTGGTTAGCGTTATCAGTGAACCGACTAATAGCAATACAAGCATCTTCCAATGCTGCTTCACTAAAAGCTGTCGGTGCTGCAAAACGGTTAGATTGCGTACCATTCTTAAGGACGTGACTTTCAGAAAACAAAGGCTGACCATCACCAAGTGGAAAAGCGGTGTTATACGCTTCATTGATAACGTCTGCTGCTACGATGTGCTCAGTTTGAGTACGAGCGTTATGAGCCTGAATATAAATCTT